TATCTAATTGTATATTAATATTATTATATGTATGAGGCACACTCATACCCCCTTGTGTCACACTCATACCCCCTTGAGTTTCACACAAGGGTTCATCATCATTAAAACTTAAAAAGTCTAATTTAACTGGATATAATTTTCTATCAGAATTTGATATTAGAGTTCTTGTAATTAAACCTTCCTCAATTAATATTTCAATAGACTTTCTGATATTCCATTCTGTATCATTAAAGAACTCAATAAAATATTTGTTTGTTTTTGATGAATAGCCATTAAATGCTGATGTAAAAACTATTTGTTGATATAATAATACATCTAATGCTTTTAATTTTTTATTTGATTTTAATAAATTGAAGATTACAAACTCTTTACCTTCTTGTTTTTTTTCATTAAATTTACTCATATTTAACTTGGTGATATAATTGGTGGGGGCAATTCCCCCACCTTTTTTTATGCATCATAATGCTCTTCAAGGTTAATCCATAAATCATAATTTTCAAGTATATAATCTTCAATATCTTCTATATCTTTGATATATGGAGGCAACTCACTTTCATCACTTACCCAAATTATGTTTAATTCTATTTCAACTGGCATATCAGAATCAATCCAATTGGCATTACCATAAGTGAAAATAATCTCACAATTATGGTAGGGGGATATTAATTTATATTTGTTCATACTTAAAATGTTAATTTAAAAACTTTTTTATTATCAACATACCCAGTTTTGATAATCTTCTTTGACTTTAATTGGGATAGAATCCTGGAAGTGTGCATATAAGTTCTGTTTAATAGATTAGCAATATCACTAATAGATAATTCACAATATCCATAATGCTCGCAATATTGTTTAATAATTGACAAAGCAACCCCTTCTCTAAAACTTAATTCGTTTTTAACGATAATGTCCAAATCAATTACTAATTGGTTTAGATTTAATTCAATTTCTTTCATAATTATTATTTTTATATAAATATACTAAAAGATATAAAAAATGAAATAGAAAATAAAAAAACCCCAAACTTTTTCTGAATGGGGTTTATTAGGTAAATAAATAAAAAAAATAATAAATTATGACACTTTCTTTTTGCTTATAAGTGACCAGACTGTTCCAATTACTGTCACAACTGCTCCTATTACTTCGTTTGCTAATTCTGGGTCGAATATACCTTTTGTAATTAATGTTCCCCCTATGAAGGTTAAAACGTGTCTAAACACACCCAATACTTGTTCCTTATTCATTTAAATTATGTTTTGCTAAAAATTGTTTATGGATATCTTCTTTTATATCATACCCCAATATTTCTAAAATTTTATTAATCTCTTCTCTTTCTTCTTCTCTTTCAAATATGTTTATCACATAAGGTCGTTTTGGATATACAAAAAATTTGGCATCTTTATTATGTTTTCTTTTTTCTGAAACCCAATCATTTCTTTTTTTTCTGCAAGTAAAACAAATATTAACGTCTTTTGATATTTGTCTTATTTCTTTTTTTGGTTGATATGTGTTACAATAATCACATATTACTTCTTGGACCACTCGTTTAGGCATATTGCTATTCTTTGTTTTGTTTCTGGGTATTCCCCCTTTAATTCTGACATGCACCTTGCTATGTATTTCTTTTCATCTTCTTTTGATTCTGGCTTGGGGATTGGCATAACTTATTTGTATTTTAATTTAGGTTTAGAATCAGCATAAATATTGCAGCCATATTTTTTAAATTTATTATTACAGGATGACATAACCCCCAGACTTAATAATAATATTAAAATTAGTTTAATCTTTTTCATATTAAGCATTTAATTGTATTCTCAACTGATTATTCTCTTCTTTGAGTTGGTCTATCTTAACTTCAAGTTCTTGTATTTTAATATTAAGTTCCGCAATTTCCCTTTTTAAATCTTCAATTATTTTTGCATAAACCATAATTGATTTTTCCAAATTTGATATGACATTTGTATCAATTTCAGCATTCTGCTTTCTTCTTGAAAATATAAAAGTTAATAATGCAACAACTGCATTACTTCCAAAAATCATCATTAAATTCTCTGTATTCATAATCTATTTCTTTTTTATCTGCAACATTCATTTTCATATCCCCTATATGTGGGTAAATTCTTAAATACGTCTCTTCTGGGAGGATATCTCTGCCCTGGTGGGAAGTGAATACCAGCCATATATGTCTCTCGTCTTGGGGGCATTCCATCAGTCGAGGAGTAACTTTGATATGCTGGATATAATTGAGGTCTATTTCTTAACTCATCTTGCAATCTTTGTGCATAGAAGTTAAATCTGCTTTGATATATATCTCTCAAATAAGCCATCTCTTTCATAGTAATCCCCCTACCTTGCTCTGTATCCCCAATAACAATTGTCTTGTTTAACATTCTCATAAAAATCTCTGGTGTAGATTCAAATACAGCAGCGTGAATAAGATAAGGGGAAATCCACTCATCTAATAAATCTTTATTTGCTGTGGTTAAAGTATTTGTTTTTACTTGATTGTATATTTCATTTACAAACTTTGTCCCAAGTAAATTTTGCAAATGCAAATCTTGGGCAATCCTTATCATAGGAGCAAGTAATTCAACATCAACATTCTGATGTATGGTTGAAAATGCTTTTAATTTTGTTTCACTAACCAATAATACCGTTGCCATCTCCTATGAATTTAATTTGTTCAATAGATAATTCTATTGGTTGTTTATCTTTTAAAAATAATAATTTGTTAAAATGGTATAATACCTCATTTTGTATTGGTTCTAATACAATATTCTGAAATAATGAATAAGCATCCAATAATTCATCTCTGCCCCCTAATTGACCAGCAGTTTTAACCCCTAATATCATAGGAGATGTAATTCTATGTGCTGTTAATATGGTTTCTTCAATATTTTGATATAAGCCTGTATAAAAAGAATCTGAACCATTATTTGATATTGGTGTTATGGTTGGTGCTGATTCTGGGGTATCACTAAAAAATAAGAATATCTTTCCAGCATTATTTGTGCTTGTGTATTTATCAACTAATTGTCTATAAATAATATCTTTTTCCTCATCACTTGGAATACCATTATTAAACGATATTGCCATGGATGGTAATAAACTATTCTGTATGTTATTTAAATGGAAATTCTTTACCTCAATATCTAATTGAATTGTGGCTGTTGCTGCAAAATAATCTGGCACACCATAATAATTCATAGAGGGGGTGTAGTTCTTAACAAAATATATTTGTGATTTCTTATCTGTTTTTGATAAATCAAATGATGGTATTTCAATTGGAATATACTTCTGTGTGAATTTCCATTCTGAACTAAAATAATATGTTTCAACAACATCAAAATCATTTACCTTGCCTGACCTCAACCTTGATACATCAGTATGATATAATTCACTAACATTACCAGCATTATCTAATACAACATTTATTGAGAATACCCCAAATAATATTTTATCAAATACACATTTTTTATAAACATCATATATGGTTTCACTTCTATTTGCCATCAAATAGTTTGCAGGTTCTCCATTTTTTAATAATTGTTTTCCCTTTGCCCCATATGCAATAGCATTAACACAAGACCTATGTATTGGACTTGATTGATATAATGCCAATAAGTGATTTGGAAAGTTATTATCACTACCCCAATATACCCAAGACTTATTTTTTAATAGTTCTTGGTATTGAACCACCTCTGCTGCTGTAAAATCTATTCTGTCAAAACTATTCTTCATAATATTAAATATCTAATTGTTTATCAAAAGTCATATTGTCTTTAAACTTAATCCAGCAAAATTAACCATAGCCACACTTGTATTACCAGTAAATGATGTTAAAATATCATTTTCTGTATAAGATGTTTGAAAACCTAATGAATATGGTGGATTTCCCCCAGTATTTGCAGCACTGGTTGCTCTACCACCTGGTCTGCATATATATTGCCCTGCGGTTGTATGTTCAAATAAAGCCATTCCTAACATACCTACATCTCCAAATAAAGGGTCGATTGTGGTTTGATTATTTGGAAAATCTAAACCTATTCTATATTGAACAGTTGGGGTTACACCTGAATTTGATATAATATAGCATATAAAATAATATTGTGACCCAGCAGTAAATGTTAAATTTGATGGTAATGCTGTTTCAATTATTCCTGTGCTACCTGTTGATGTTAATGTTATACCTGACATTATTAAATCTTTTGGTGCAAGACCATAACCATTAATAAATTGAGCATCATAAAAAGCAACATTTACAACATCCCCAGTTGAAGTTGCTGTGCTTAAATGATATGTTACAGATGAATATGTGTATAAACCCTTATCATACATTATAGTATGACCTAATTTATTTTGTATTCCAGCAGGAGTAGTAGGTCCAGTTCCTGTACCAAATCCAGTTCCCCCATAATCAGGCTTAAAATTATCTGTATAGGTTAATTGTCTATGAAATAATTGATTTTCAGCAATTCTAATTCCACTATTATTACCTAATCCATCTTGGACATATTGTAATGATGATGTAATACCAGCCGTTGAATCTTCTAATTTCAATAAACCATCATATGTATTACTAATTGTTTGACCTGATAATGTTCCCATAATTTTATATTTTATTTAACCACGTGAAATATCCAACCTAATGAATTTGCTCTTGCAACAGTACTCCCTGAAAATGTTGTTTCAATATCATTTGCTGAATAAGACGTTTGAAAATTTGTTAATGATGTTAATAATATTCTTTCACCTGCTTCATTAGCACTTCTTATTCCTCTCATTAATACAGTACCTGATAAAACATTACCAATAGTTGATGGAGGCCAGTTACCTGAATTTGAAAATTGTCTATCTTGTGTTATATTAAAGTTGGGGGTTGCACCACTATTTGATAATTTTAATACAGCACATTTAAATCCTCCACCAGTACCTGAATATGACATATTACTTGCAAATGTAACTGTTGTTAAACCTGAAACAGATGACGCTATTGATATTCCACTCAATACTAAATCTTTTGGTGCTATCCCCAAACCAGGAATATATTGTGAATCATAAAATGCCAAATCTAATGATGTGCCATTATTTGATGCAGTAATTATTTGTACAGTCATAGCAGAATATGCAAATTGTCCAGCATCATAAAATGGATAATATAATATTTTATTTTGAGTATTCGCATTCCAAGCAGTTGCCGTAACCCTATAACCAGGACCAACATATTGGGGGATCCATTCCCCACCCATCGGAACTGTATTTGATGATGAAAATATGTTTGTTCCTATTTTCATATTGGTATTATTGCCCAAACCATCTTGGATGAATTGAGGACTTGAAGTTATTGCATTTGTGGAATCTTCTAACTTTAATAATCCATCATATGTATCTTGTATTGTTTGACCTGATAATGTTCCCATATTATACAACTTTTAATCCAAATCCAATAGATTGTGTTGTTGCAGCCTCTACTGGAAAGTTAGTTAATACATCTGATGATGAATAAGATGTCTGAAAATTTAAAGTATTTATTGCAAATGAATTAATGGTTGGACCATTAAAAGCATTAGCACCACCTCTATTCCAAGGCGCCACACCTGCTGATGGAAATGTTGCAATTTGAAAAAGTGGCATAGCATAACCATTACTTGTTACACCCAGAGATTGTATTGCTCTTCCTACTCTTACAGTTGGATTTACACCAGCATTTATAACCTTAAATACCACAAAATGAATACCATTTGTTTGTGCTGAAAATGATAAATGTGATGGCAAAGTAACTGTTTTTAATCCTGTTGTGGTTAAACCTGTAAAAGTTATACCTGACATTATTAAATCTTTTGGAACAACACCATAAGTATCAACATATTGGCTTGAATAAAATGCTAATTCAATTGTATCATTTGTTGTTGTTGCTGTTCTAACTTGTATTGTTATGGCAGAATATGACCAATAATTTGAATCCATAAATAAATTATATCTTAAAGTATTTTGAATGCCAGCAGCAAATGCAATATTTTGATTATCAAAACCACCACCCATATATTCAGGCTTATAATGATTTAATGAAAATACTGATGGATGAGATATCCTTGTTGTTGATATTTTTAAACCAGTATCATTCCCCAAACCATCTTCAACATTTTGTAATGAGGATGTTATTCCATTTGTAGAATCTTCTAATTTTAATAGACCATCATATGTATTCTGTATTGTCTGCCCTGATAATGTTGCCATAGTTTTTTAAATTTGTTCCCAAGATAAATTATTTTCATCCCAATAATATTCTTTTCCATCATTTGGATAAGGTTCTGGGGCTTCCCAACAACCTGTATCAATATCTAATAACCAAGATGGATATATTCTTGGGGAAATAAAACCATCAATATCTTCATCATATAAATATCCTATACCTGCATAATTCTTTCTAAATGGTACTCCCCCATTTCTATGTGTATTACAAGATGTATTATAAGAAGTTCTTTTACATACTTGATTTCTTATTTCTCCATAATATGCTTCCCAATCTATTCCTAATTCATTTTCATCTCTACCAGTTATAACTTCTGTTACTATATTGTTTTCATCTAAAAAAGCGTAATGTGCCATAATATATCTGTTTTTGATTAATAAAGTTAATTGGTTTATTATGCAAAAGAAACTGTATCACTTCCAGCAGTAAATGTTCTTATTTTATATCCACCTGATGATGTTTCAGATGATGTTAATCCAGCACCAACTGTTATTGTATAAACATCTGGGTATTTGATTATTACAATACCAGAACCACCAGCCTTTGCAGAACCATTATCACCACCACCACCGCCACCTGTATTAACAGTTCCAGCAGTTGAATCACCACTTACATCTTTTCCACCATTTCCTCCTCCACCAGTTCCACCAGAAGCGTTATATGAAGCCCAACTTACACCACCACCACCACCGCCACGTGTTGTAGCAGTACCTGTTATTGATGATGACACTCCATTTCCACCAGTTCCACCTTGATTTGTACCACTTGCATTACCATTTTGACCAACAGCAGCAGCACCGCCACCGCCACCACCAGCCAATCTTTCTCCAAAACCACCATTAAAACCTTCATTTGTTGTTCCATTTCCACCAGCATTAGTTCCAGCACCATCTGGGAAGCCACCACCACCACCAGAACCACCATTTGTCCCTGTTTCATTAAAACCACCACCTTTACCACCACCAACAGATGTTATTGATGCAAAAACTGAATTTGAACCGCTGGTTGCAGCAGCACCACCACCACCTACTGTAACTGTATAATTTGTTGCAGTAGATAAAGTTAATGCGGTTTCAGCACTTCCACCTCCACCTGATGATTCACCAGAAACTGATGAACGATATCCACCAGCAGCACCACCACCTACATTATTACCACCAGCACCACCAGCAATAACAAGAGATTGGATAGTTAATGCTATCGTACTTGGAGTTATTGATGGAGTAGGTGTAATTGTAGTTGTTGGAGTTATTGATGGTGTAATTGATATAGTTGGTGTTATAGTTGGTGTTCTTGTTATACTTGGAGTTGGTGTAATAGTAGGGGTAACTGTTCTTGTTGGAGTTGGGCTAACACAAACTGTTGTTGCTTGAACTTTTGCATTAGTTGGATCCCCACTTATCACTAATATTGTAGATGTATCCCCAGAGTAATTCATAAAGAATACATCAACTTCATTCCATAATTTACAAGTTGTATCCCAAGTATTTGTATTTGGTGTCCAATTTTGTGTAAATAATGCTTGTATTTCAGCAATAGTCCAATAATCAGAAGTATCTGATGTCTGATATAAATAATCCCCAACTTGTAATGGATGATTTGCATCATAAACTACTATTGGTATTGAACAACCAGAACATAAATCAGAATTGGTTTCTGATATATTATAAGTTAATGCTTGTAATGCAGTTGTTGGTGTTGGTGTTAAAGTTGGAGTAGGGGTAATACTTGATGTAGGAGTGATTGTAGGGGTTTCAGTTACACTTGGAGTAATAGTTGATGTAGGAGTTCTTGTTACAGTTGGAGTTGGTGTTGGTGTTCTACTTGGTAATGTTGCACAATCTTGGAATGTTGCAATATCACCATTTGAATCAAATGTAATTACATATTTTGTTGCCCCATCAATTAACATAGAAAATCCACCTGGATTTGATGAGTATGTTTTTGATGTTAAGGCTGTGTTATTATAGATTGTTAA